ATGTCTCTGTGCGAGACCTGTTCACGTATGGCAGCATCCACGTAGTCTTTGACTTCTGCGGGCTGGGCCTGGAGATCGATCAAGGTACGATTGCGGAGATAATCATCCAGCACACGATGTTCCACTCCATCATGATCCATCCAGCGTTGCAGCATGAGATTGTTCCAGGCATAGCCTCGGGCACCGCGATCCGCAAAGGCTTCCTGTAGCCCTACCTTGTTCTTTGTGCCTTTGGTACGCACACCAGGGAAAGCCGAAAACACATTGTCCGACGCATCTCCCCGCATGCACTTTTCAAACAACAACCATTCGGGATCTGGTGTGATCTTGGCTGTTTTGGTTTTCTTGTCTATCACTGCCTGCCCCTTGGCGTCATAGATGCCAGTGATGGTGAGCAGTTCGTCGGTGATGCCGTTGTATTGATCCACGGTGGCAGATAGCAGTTGTACAAAGTCAGTGTCTGAGGAAACTATGGTGTGCTGATCTTGGGGGTGTAGTGCTATCCAGCGGGCTATGATGTCGTCCGCTTCTGCAGCCGGATGCCTGATCACTGAGCAGTTGGTCTGTTCAGCCAAGTATTTAGTGAAAGCATCAAAAGTTTCCCAGAACAGTCGGTCTTCTTCTTGCTCGGCTTCGGTCTGTGCTGCCCTGGCATCTGCACGGTTGCGTTTGTAGGGTGCATAGTGATCCTTACGCCAAGAGCGACCTTCCAGAGCAAAAACCACGTGATCTGCATTGAATCTACGCACCACCTTGTTGATGGCACTCAGTGTGATGTGCAGGGCATAGCCCACTTTTTCCCAGGCATCGCCCGCACGGAAAGCCACGTGCCGGGCACGGAAGAAAAGATTTGCTGTATCTATCAGTACATATCTCATGTTTACACCAAGTTGTTTTGTACAATGTATTGTAGCATGAAACGGCTCCAGGCCGCGTGAGCATCGCGTCCAAAATGCCATGAATTGGGAGCCACGGTACAGTAATTGTGGTTTTTCAGCCACTGATCATAGGTTCGCTGCCCATCATAGGGTGACATATAGCAACCCTCCCAATCCAGATGTTGATCAGTATCAACGTCACCAAAATGGTTGTTGCCGTTGAAGAATACATGTGGTATGTTTTTTTGCTGTAGTTCTTGATGGAACTGCCAGATATCTGCATGAGCCTGCTGTCTGCACTCATACCAGTTCACGTCCAGGATGTATTCACGATATCTCTCGCGATGATCTGCAGGAACATCATCCACACCCGATGCTGTGATTTGGTAATACCTACCATCTATCAACCACTCCTGTCTTTCCCAGGTTGACCACTGGATAATCATCAAGATCTCGCTGGGGTCTCGGTACAAACCGTTCAACCATTGTCTGCTGGTACGCAAGATACGCATGTTGCTGGCTGCTGCCTCTGCATCACATTTGAAAGTGGCTTTCAGCGTGTCGGCTAGCAATCTCCCCCAACTCACTGCTAGATTGGCAGGGTGCGGAGCTCGTCCCATGTAGAAAAACTGGCTGTCATCTTCTGCAAAAGCATGAGGATTCACAGCTTCTGCGGCTGCGGTGTGGCTGTCCCCGTTAACATACAATATCATCTTGGACTTAGCCGGGGACTGTCATCACTGCCCGTGGGCCGGGCTTTGGCCAACATGGTCTTGGTATCCTCTGCAGCAGCCACACGCTGTCTGAGACCGCTAGAACTGAATGAGTGATCTCGGGCATTATAGATGATATCAATGCCGCGTTTTTCACATTCAGCCTGGCCACTGAAATTGGTACCCTGATACTCTATACCCAAAATCCGTACATCTACTGGCAGGATCAGTAAGAGATCTCTAAGATCCTGCTCGGTTGAATATACCACGATTTCGTCTACGTACCTACAGGCAGCCAACTGTATCTGGCGTTCCACAATGCTCTGCACCGGTGGATTTTTCGTGCCTGGACGATCTATAGTGGGGTCGGTCTGTAAGCCGGCTATCAAATAATCGCAGTGATTGCGGGCCTCGGCCAACATGGCGATGTGGCCAGCATGGAAGAGATCAAATGTCGAGAAGGTTATGCCCACCTTTTTGCCTTCGTCTTTGAGTCTGCGTATGTGATTGAATATCATTGATATATGTTACTATAGGTTTTGAGTTTACGTGTTTTTTCCTGTTTGGCTATTTCCAATGCCACTGGATCAAGTAGTTTATGATCTATCATTAGATCGATCATGCACAACAAATCACCCACTTCTTGTGTCAGATGGTCACGATGCCGCAAACCATCCCTGTGTATTTCGTCTATACCAAATCGAAAAACCTTGGATATTTCTTGTATTACTTCCGCAGCTTCTTCCTGTGTGATTGTGAGGATTTCTCTATTACGATCAGTAATCATCACGATACTTCTCTCCGTCCATTGCCGAGATCACGGCTCTGTGTGTAACGCTGTGGTGAAGGATTCATGGCCTGTTCCTGCTCCCAGGTCTCCATCACAACATGGCGGCACACGTTCTGGAACCAGCGATCCACGATCTCCGCGTCAGTGTCATCTTTGTTCATCATGTATCCGGCCTTGACCAGGCGTGCCACAAAGTATTCATTCCAGTCCAGTTCAAACGCACCTGCATGCAGATTGTCAGCGTCCACGTCCATGCTCAGCACATTGACGTAGGGTTCTTTATTCTCTGTGGCCAAGTCTTTGGCGGATTTCTTAACTTTGGTTTCGCGTGGTGCTTCTGTTTTCTGTGGTTTCTTTTTGAATCGATCAAATATTCCCATGTTATGTTCCCCAGGTAGTAATTAGATTATATCCAGCATTTTTTATTTTTTGTTCGTATTGCATAGTTTGATTGTAGAGATCTTTCATTTTTATTTTTATCACCGGGTGTTGCATTTCAGGATCAAATGTTTCTGGGCATCCATGCCAAAATCTTCCATGGTACAAATACACTGTATTACTTGATTCGTCATAACCATCAACTGTAAGGCCAATATCTTCTAATAATTTCTGCCGTATAGTAATTCCTAAATCATCAAGCCATTTGGTTTCGGCTTTTGATATACTGGAACGTCCAGTAAGGTAAGCACCTGATTCAATAAAATTTTCCCATGCCTGTTGTTGTTTCCTAAGTTTTTCTTTTTCTTTGACACAGGACTTACACCCAATGTTTTTTTTGAGACTTGTAGTCCATTGTTGGAATAAACCATGTTCTTTACATTTTAATTCTAATATATCTTTTTGTTGGGTAGTGCTTACATTATTCCAATCGTAGTTTTCGCCTAAGATAGGTCGAAGTATATTAACCCAATCTTGAATGCTATATTTTTGAGATGCCCACATTTTACCACTATCATAGTATGCTTTCCGGCAACAAAAATTTCTTGGTTTTAATAATTGCCATCCTAATATTTTCCTTTTTCCATGAGAGCATTTTGTATCTATGTAATAATCAACCCCTTGGTAAGTATCAAGTATAATTTCAAGCCCAATTGGATCATTGATTTCTTTGGCTTTTTTTAGAAATTCTTCCTTGGTAAATTTGTTTGTCATATTTTCCCCATCTATTATAAAAATATTTATGATACTTAACAATAAATGGGGAGTTTACTATGTCGACCATGCGTTGGACCAAATATCAACCTGAAGTCTCGGACTATAACGCCAGCCACGTTCCAAGGCCAGCCGAGCCACTTCCTGTGTATTTAGATTGTACACCTGCGGCACACCGCCCACGGGCATCAAGTACACCGGACCACCAAAGCCAGCATGGCGATATTCTTCCACCGCACGCTCGGCATGTTCTACATCCTGGCGGGTGGCAACCACGAACTTGAGATAGGTGTAGCCGATCATCTCATAACTTTTCACTATGGTAGGATTGATGGCCGACTCCCACGACTCACCCGAGCATGGTAGTTTTGGACTGACACTGAACGTGAGTCGATCATAGTCTCTTCCTACGCGGGTGAATTCATCAAACAAGTAGTCCTTGACTTCGGGATACAGCCATTGGCTGCCATTGGTTTCAAAAGTGAGATCGCGGAGTCCTTGGGCATGGCACAGTTCCAGCATCTCGGGATACCTGCGTTGGTAGCCCAGTAATGGCTCACCACCAGTTATCACCAAATGCACTGTGTCCGACCCACAGTCTTGATCCCAGCGACCGTGAGGTATCATGTCATGCATTTCGGCCACGATGTCAGGAACATCCGCCTGACGATTGAATTTCTTGAATTCGGGATAGATTGACGCATAAGTGTCGCAGCCAGATGTCACGAG